TATTTATCTTGATAATAGAAAAGTTAATACTAACTTAGGTAGAAATATTAATACAAGTAAATTGAATTAATGGAAAAATAAATGGCAAAAATATTTACTAAATTAGGAAAAGGCGTTGTAAATAACATACCAAGTGATGCGTATGATACTACATTTAATAGATATGATTTAACAGAAGCTATTCCCACTGCAGATAAATCATTTGATAAAACAAGTGTAGTTGAATTGTATAATAATAGTGTTTATAGTTCTGTTTCTTCTCTTAATTCAGGTCAAGGTATAATGGACGTTTATTACAAAACATATGGCTATAATTCTTTAATTGGAGATGCAGCGTCATATCTTATTGGAACAAAAGATGCTTCTCATTTATTAATGGGTGGTCTAAGTACCTTAATACCAGGTGTGACTAATAATTCTATTGGTTCTTTTATATTACATACAGCAAATATGGCACTAAGAAGTCCGTTTATTAGTAATATTGTAAATACTTTTTTACCAAGTCCTTTCAATATATTAGATAATAGTGTAATAAAGTGGCAATATATGCCATCACAATTATATTTAACTACTCATCCGCCTCCATCATATCAAGTAAATGGAGAAGGATCTGGTATTTTAGATATAATTGGAAATGCTGCAGCGTCTGTATTGGCAAGTACAGTTTCTGGTTTAGCTAACAGTGGTGGTTTCACTTCATTTGACTGGGATAGAGCATTTGGCAAAGGATTACAAACGGCAGAAATTATTCAAATGTCACAAGCTGGATTAAAATATACAGAGGCAGTTGCTTTCTTTGATACAACAAGACCTAAATGGGCAAATGATACAAGTTTATATACGTATGACAGATATATTGGTTATAGTGATGGTCAAATAGTATATCCTAAATCTGCTGCTAGGTATAATGATACAATGATTGATAGATATAATTCAAAATTTGGAGCTGGAATTATACCCGATAACCTTGCAGCATTGGCAAATGCTCCGGCTCAAGCATTACAAAATCCACCAACACCATCTGACCTGACAGATATTATATCTACCGGTAGATCAGATGCATCTAGTCTTTTCTTAGGTAACGGAACAGATAATGCAAAAGCATATCAAGCAGCACTTGGTGGTCAAGTAGATCCTAATAGAGAGCCAGAAAAAATATATACGAATAGACCTGATATAAGAGAAGCGATGCATAGGTTAGGTTTTCCATTATATGGCACGCGTGATAGTCAAATACCTGGCGATTGGAATGATGCAATTAATATTCAAGATCTAATTGACGATCCTAATTATAGTTATGAAAAATCAGATCAAAGAGATATTATTGATTTTAGATTTGAAGACATTTCTAGCATCGGAAGATTAAATCCAATAACGCTTTTATTTAGAGCAGCAATTACAGGATTAACAGATGATTGGTCACCAGAATGGAGTGATATAAAATATTTAGGTAGACCAGATACGTTTTATACTTATAGTGGTTATACAAGAAAAATTAGTTTTGAAATGAAGGTTTATTGTAATAGTAAAAATGAAGTTGTACCTCAGTGGAGAAAATTAAATAGATTAGCAGGAATGTGTTATCCAGTTTCATACGCAGGTAATAGAGCAATGAAAGCACCAATATTAAGATTAACGATTGGTAATTTATATAGAAGAGTATATGGATTTTTAGATTCATTTGGTATAACAATTCCAGACGAAGCACTATGGGATACAGATATTGGGTATCAATTACCTATGTCATTAGATGCTAAGATCGGATTTACAATAATGTATGAAGCTGATGGTCAAGGTGCACCACAATCAGATAATCCTCATTTCAATCAAGATAAATTATTCCCATCATTAGCTAATGACGGAACAGGTGAACAAATATATGGTAATAGATACGAAGATAAAATAGATAAATCAAAAAAAGCTGGTATAACTGATGTTGATATTCCTGCTCCTAAACCAGCAACTACATTTCCATAAGGATAAAAAATGGGTAGATATGACAATTTAAATATTTACAAGACAGACGAAAATAAAAGATATTATGTTGCACCGATATATCCAGAGATAGCTCAGTTAGATAATGATGATTATATTATATCCCATACAGAAACACGAATGGATTTGTTAGCATTTAATTATTACAATGACGTAAACTTATATTGGATTATAGCAATATGCAATAATATTCAAGGAACTATTTTTGTTGAACCAGGAACACAACTTTGTATTCCTAATAGAAACAGATTATCAGATATATTATCTGAATACAATATATTAAATAAAGGTTAGTAAATGATTGACTACGAAGGTTATCCATACCTATCATTCATAGATGAAAAAATACAAAAAGAAATGAATAATCGTTCTGCACAGGATAACAGAATTAGAAATATTAATGCGTGGGTCAAAGTGACAAGTGGAGTTCAACAAATAAAAGGAAGTACTAATAGAAATGAAATACCATATAACAATGGTGAACTTTATACATTACAATCAATACTAACAACTCAATCATCATCTATAGGATATGATTTCAATAGTTTATATAATGAAGTTGATAATAGACCTGAACCTGGAATTATTTCAATTGATATTAAATATACTGGTGACGTTGGTGGTGTTAGAGTGGCTCAAATAAAATGGCAAGTTAATTCATTAGATCAATTTCAGAAATACGCTCCATATTTTTTAAATCCAGGTAGAACAATGTTAGTAGAATTTGGATGGACAAACCAATCAAGCAGTATTTATGAACTTAGTAGAGATGAATATGACGCAATGAAGTTTGATAAATCACTTAAAGCATGGGAATATCTAAATGAACGTTCACTAAAATCAAATGGAATGTATGATGGAATGTTAGGCATGGTCACCAACTATGATTTTAATTTAAGAGAAGATGGCGGGTTTGATATAATGACAGAAGTCACAAGTCAAGGAAACCTTATGTATGGATTAAATCTTGTACATCAGGCAAATGTTTCTGGACAAGGAGAAAATAAAGATGTATATCAAACAACTATTAAAAATTTCGTTAGAGATGAATTAAATGATATTGCAACAGCTTGGCCAGCAGTAAGTAATACTTTAATAAATCTATTGCCTGGTAAAAAACTAGCACCTGATGTTGATGTATATATTGATAAAAAGTCTGAGTCTCCTAATAACAGATTTATAACATGGGGTTTTATTGAAGATATTATAGTTAATCCATGGATAGGTATAAGATTTGGAAAACAAGAAGATGGAACAAATGGTAAACCTATGTTCCAACTAAAAAGTACAGACGCATCAAATTTCTATGCTACTGGACAAGATGCAGGATTTAGATCAGTCAAAATATCTAATCATCCAAGATTAAGAACTACTAATTTAAACGTATGTTTTATTAATAATACTCTTTCAAGCAAAGATCACAACTTTTTAAATTTTTCTGAACCTGCAGACGGAGCATCCTCAGATGCAGAGTCTAATACTGGATATTTAAGAAACATATATGTTAATTTAGCCTATGTTTATGAGTCTTTTGATCTTTCCGATACATTATCAGATGCATTATTACGTATACTAAATGAAATAAGTAGTGCGTGTATACAGTTTTGGGATTTCAATTTAAAATTAAGCGAAAAAGATCAAACACTCAGAGTAATAGATAAAAATTATTCAGATCAATTTCTAAAACAACTTATTGACGGTTCTAAAAATACAGAAGATAATATTGTTAAAAAAATATATCTATTTAGAGCATACGGTGGAAATGGATTTATTAAAACTATTAATTTTTCATCTAAATTATCTAATGATGTTGCAATGACTTCTATGTATGCTAATAATAAAGAAGAAACTGATAACTATGTTATGAATAGTGATAGTGACGCATTTAGAAGTATATGGGGTGCTGGAACCTATCGTGACTATTTTTATGAAACACTTTATTACAAAACTAAAAACAGAGATGATTATTTAAACCCAGCAAGCAAAGGTAAAGATGATGCTAAAGTAAATGTTTTGTCTCTTCATGATAATGATGACAATAAAGAATTTAAAGAAGCACAACAGTTTTTACCTACTAAAGAAAAAAATATAGATGAAATTAATCTAATGAAAGAAAAAGTTTATGGTAAATCTGAAACTGAAGATCAAAAATCTAATTTAATTATACCTGCTGATTTTGAAATGACTATAGAGGGAATATCAGGTTTAAAAATTGGTGATTTATTTTGGATTGATGCTGTTCCTGATATGTATTTACAAGATGCTGTTTTTCAGATTGTAGGAATAACTCAGGCAGTTCAGAATAATTATTGGTCAACTTCAATACGTGCTATGTTAAAGGTGACAAATACTGGTGTATCTGCAAAACAAATTAAATCTGATACTTCAAGATCTGGTATTACTACTCCAAAAATAAAACAAACAATTCAATCTTTAAATACAGATGGAAGAGATACATCAATTATAGATGCAGCAGATAAGGCAGAAACATTAGCATTACTTAAACAAGTTTGGCAAGATAAATCAATTGAGGGATTTAAAGTATCTGATAAAATTTTAAGTGATGCAGCAATAATAATAAATGCTGAGTCATCATTTAAGCCTAATAATTTTAATACAACTCCTCCGGATTATAGTTTAGGTCTATTTCAAATAAACTTAATTAAACCTGGATTATACGCAGAAAGAGTTCAGTGGTCAGATTTAGGAGTTATTAAGGATAAAGCAAGTGTTCATCCAACAACCCAAAAATCATTAATAAACCATAATCTATGGGATAAAAAAACTAATATTAAATCTGCTAAAAGAATATTTAAACAGGCTAATTATTCTTGGACACCATGGTCAACAAAAATACATTTAAGTTCTGATAGAGTAAAACCACCAAAAAATGAAATAACATAACATGAGATATACAAACGACCCATTGGTAAAAATATATGATTTGATTTCACCTTCAGAAGAATTTAAATTCGCCGAAGAGAAATATCCTATTGTAAAAGCAAGTGATTATAAAGCAGGATATTTTACACGATACTTTTTTAGACAAGCAGAAAGTCCTGCTTCTAAAATATTTGAGGTTGATAGAAAACAATGGGTATCTTTCAAAAATGAACCATATTATACTCGTGTTGAATTGAAGTGGTTGGTATCAGGTAAATCAGAATATGTATATTCTTCTAATTTGAAGTCAATTACACAAGCAGACAAAATCCTCCCCGGAGTTAAAAAGCTATTAGAAAACAATCTCTTACAATTCTATAAACCTTAGATTATTCTTTTATACTTATTACTAATAAAGGTTATTATGCAAATTATAGAAACACAAGAAAGGCTTTCTGCTTTTCTAACAGACTTTCACACATCAGATACGATTATCATTCCGATATTTATTGACCACAGGGCTCATCCTGCGATAAATGAATTGTATTTGATTTATGTGTATATGATTTCCCACGATACAACTTATATACTTCCAATAAATACAGATGATTGTATTAATATAGACCCCTCTTTGGTTTCGGATATTTTAACCAAGATTTCTAATAACTCAACCAACAAATATGTATTAGATAAAAAAGTGTTTCATTATATCTATAACAAATATAATTTGAAACCCGATAATAAGTTTTGTGATATTCGAGTTCTTGAATATGTTTCAAATGGAAAAGTTGATTATTCTATTGTCGAAAGTATTACAACTTCTGCTCATTCTTTTACATATTACAAGTTTTATAGGTTTAGCAATTTGAATGCTACAATTTCGGTTTCTAAACATATTGAGAAATTAGAATTACTAACAGATTATATTTTATCTATTATTGACAAGTATAAGTTCAATATTATGACCGAGGCTTTCAAACAAATCAACAATGTTATGATGACAGTATTGTTTAATTTGGAAAAAAGTGGTATGTATGTAAATGATACTTTCAAAAGACAAGATTTGGTTAATGATAATTTAATCTTTGGAGAATATAATTTATTTACACTGACCAATCGACCATCTTGCACATACCAAGGTTATAGTTTTTCTTCAATCAATAAAACAGATGGAAGTAGAAAACCATTTGTAAGTAGGTTTGGAGATAATGGAGAGTTGGTTATGTTAGATTATCATTCATATCATATTTATCTGATTTCGGATATTGTAGGTGAAACATTTACTGAAAATCCTCATTCACAATTAGCAAAATTATACTTGGGTAAAGATACAGTTTCAGAAGAAGAATATGAGCAATGTAAAGAAATAACATTTAATATTTTATATGGTGGAGTTCCATCTGAGTTCACTCAAATACCGTTTTTCAAAAAGGTCGATAAATTTGTACAAGAATTATGGAGTGCATACAATTCTGATAAGTTTATATTTACAAAGTATTTCAAAAGAAAATTGTATAGAGATAAGTTAGTTGATATGAACCCACAAAAATTATTCAACTATTACCTACAAGCATTAGAAACTGAGAATAATATGAACATATTAAATACTATGTTTCAATATATGGACACCTCAGGGGTTAAATCTAAGGTGATTCTATACATATATGATGCTATTCTTATTGATTTTAACTTGGATGATGGTAAAGAGTTTATAGATAACATTATTCAAATATTAGAACAGAACAGTCGCTTTCCAATAGGACTTAGCCACGGAAAAAATTATCACGATTTAGTCAAAATCTGATAGATTTCAATATTTATATTATATTATATCTAAAAGGGAATTAAATGATTTCAATCAAAAAAATTATATCTGAAGCAAAAGAAGTTAAAGTATATTTACAACCAGGACAGAAACCACCTAAAGGTAAAAAGGTAGTAAAAGGTCCAAAGGGTGGTTCATATTTTATGGGTTCCCCTGAAGATAAAAAAACAGCAGATTCTAAGCCGGCTGGTAAAACAAAAGATGATAAAAAATACGATTTTAGAACAACCAAAATGGGTCATAATGAAAAGGAAACTAAAGCATATTTTACTAAACATAAAACATCACAACAATTAAAAGATTTTATATCAACAGCGAATGCTATTCCAGCTAATCATCCTGCTAATATTAAGAAGAGTAAATATACTCAAAACGCAGTTAGGTGGGCACAAGAAATTTTAAAACAAAAAGAAGGTTCTGAACAACCAAAACGTAGTTCTTCAACTGGTCCTAAACCACTTTCTCAGATGGGAGTTGAAAAACCTAAAGAGGCTGAAGCTAAGAAAGAAGGAGCTGAGTTGAGTAAAGCTTTGAGTCAAAAATTTGGTAGAAATAATTTTAATTGGGAAGAAACAAAGGTTGTTGAAGGTCAAATACAACATTGGTTTGGGGTTGAAGATGAAATAGTAAAATTATCTAAAAAAATGAATCTTCCTATTTCCAAAAATAGAGATACATATTTAAGAAAAATATTAGATAATGTTAAAAGTATGGGATTACCAAAAGGATATGTTCCTGTTATGAGAACAATCGAAAACGCTCATTCAGGTAGAACATTATCTACAGGATCATTTTTAGTTTTAGTTAAAGGAGAATAAATGAAAAATACAGAATTAAGAAAAATGATTAGAGAAGAAATTAAAAATGCTTTGTCTGAAGTAGATGTTCTTAGATCAGATCCTAGAGCTATTAATAATCCTTCACAATCAGATTTAACTAAGCTTTTAAAGAAAACCGGTAAACATCAAGAGGTAATGGTTTTTTTAAAACACTCAGGAAAACATCGTAGCTTAGAATTAGTCATACATGATGAAGATCAAATAACATCTAACAAAACTTATGGTCATGGAACAAATTTAGATGGTCATGAAGTAGAATTTAAATTTTCTGACGTTGTTAATGCACGTATAGTATAAGGATATTAATGGAAACCAGAACATATAGACCCAATACGGATTTTGATGTTATTGTAAATGAATTATCTTATAGAGTAGGAAGACCTGACCTGAGAAATGAAGAACACCTAGGTGTTTTAGTTGAAATTTTAAAAGAGGCCGGTTGGAATAGTTCAGCAATAACTTATTTTGTTAGAAATATTATTATCATTGCAGAAGCAACTCCTATTCCTAAACAACCTTCTGGCAAGGTTAAGATATATTTACAAAAAGGAGAAACACCACCCAAAGGAAGAAAACTTAGTAAAGGTCCAAGGGGTGGAATGTATTTTATGGGAACTCCACAAGAAAAAAGTGGTCGTGAAACTGATAAGGTTAAATCAAACCAAGGAATGCATGTTCCAACTAAAAAGAAAAAATTACGTCCACTTGGTGTTGTTAGAAGAACAGGAAAACAACCTCAACAAAATAAACTTAATCCAGCAACTCAAGATGTTCCTAAAAAAACTCCAGTAAAACAAGAACCTCAAGTTGATAAGAGTGGAAAATATATTCCATCTGATGAAGATAGACAAGTTGTTAGTAAAGCGATGCAAACTACTTCTACTAAATCAGGTATGCTTGCAGTTGGTGATGATAAAAAAATGTTAGCACAGTTTGAAGATGATGTTGATAAACTTTTAAATACAAGAGACCCTAAATTAGCAAGTGATATGGTTAGTAAATATAAATTATCTGTTAATAAAGATCCACAATTGGGCAACTCAACTAAACTTTATATTGGAAGTATTAGTCGTGAAAATAGAAAAATATTTAGTACAAATTCTGGTAATCAGGCATCAACTATTGTAGCTAAAGTATTACAAGATGCTGGTGCTATAGGTGAACGTGGTGGATATACTAAAAAATCAATGACAGCAAATAAAATCTTTACTAATGAACAGACCTTATCAATAACAAAAGATAAAAGTGGAAGTGTTAAGTTAGGTAATACTACTATTCCTCGCGCAAAAAATTATGACTATAAAAACGTAGAACAGATTCTTATTAAAAACGGATTTGATAGTGCCAAAGCTAAAAAAACTACAGACTATATTCATAAGTGGGTTGATAAACATAATTTTACATTAGACCATATTGATGAAATTGTTGGAGGTACAGAATTAAAAGTATTACAAATATGTGATAAATGTGATGTTAGTACATTAGAGGGAATTGGAAATACTAAAAAAGCAACTGTTAACAAGGTTGTAGAAAAAATGACATTATTATCTGGTAATTCGCTTGATAAAACTACTAAAAAGATTATAGAAGATTTTTCTGGACTTAATAGTATAAAAGATAGTAAACAATATGAAGATAAACTAAATGATATTTTACACCAATTTTCGATGAATAAAAATACTACTGAAACTTCAGCAGATATAACAGAAGTTATTGATTTCTTAAGAGTATTAAACAAGGGTGTTGCTGCATATTTACCATCAGCATCAAATTTTGCACTTGGTGATTTATTAACTGCTCCATTAAAACAACCAACAATAGCAGATATAATAAAGAATAAAAATAGTCTAAGTACAATTTTTGTAAGCTTGGATGATCGTAGTGTTAAAAAAGGAACAGGTGGAGCATCAGCTTCTAAAGGAAAGATCCAGTTAACTAAATTTAAAAACAAAGATACACAATCGGATTTAATGAGAATATCAGATAATTATACCGATTTAATTAATAAAGATGATACAAAATCAGCAGATAAATTAATATCAGAATTAGAAAAAAAATATTCTAATGTTTTAAAAAATGATCCTGACTTTACTAAAAGAATGCAAAATAAAGATACTTGGATAAAATCTAATTCTAAAAAATTATACAATACGGAAGTTTGGGATAGATACTATAAACTTGGATATATGATGCAATCTATATATAATAGTGATATTGATTTTCAAGCATTTCAAAACTCTAAATACGATGTGAAAAAAGCTGGTGTTGAACACGATTTATCAGACGGTATACATACTGTTGCAAAACTGGGGTTTGAACCATCTATGATTGGACCAACCGGTAAACCGTTAAATCCATATCCAACACGTTTCCATCATCACAAAAACTAATTGCTCTAAATGCGGAGAAAATAAATGACAAATTCACAGTTATTAATAACGTTTACAAAAGATAGAAAACTTGATGAAATAATACAAGAAATAAAGACTGCTTATATAATATCATTTAATAAAATATTTGTGTTAGAAAATGAAGATAATATTAAAGAATTGATTTGTAGCTATAATATTAATTTAAATGAAAAGATAAATGAAAGTAATATACCTCAGAATACTATTGGGGTTCATAGGAAAAAAGCAACAAATACTTTGTATACAATTAATGCATTGAATTATTTGATCTCTGCTTTGAACGATGGGCACTTAGATGTAAACTTTCCCGTACCGTGGGAAAACTACAGGAACTGCATACTTGTTACGAATGGTGGTGAGTTTAAGAAGATCAAAACTAAATTAAAAGTGATAATAGAACTATAAAATTATTAGTATTTTTGGCAATTCGTCTATATATATTAATAATCAGTTATTAACTTAACTATTAAAAACTTTAATTAATTAAACACTTATAAAATAAAACACTTAAACGCAAGGAGAAACATCATGGCAAAAGCCCAATCAAAAGACGACCTTCTTAACCTCGTTAAGAAAAGACTAAAACAATTCTCAGATTCATCAACCAAAACTTCAGGCTTATGGAAACCAACAGGCGAACACAATATTCGTTTAGTTCCGTATAAGTTTGCAGACTTCCCATTTATTGAATTATATTTTCATTATGATTTCAATAAGAAAAATCTTTTATCACCAATTTCATTCGATAGACCAGACCCAATAGTTGAGTTTGCTGAAAAGCTAAAAGCAGCTGGAGATAAAGAGTCTTTCGACCTTAGCAGAAAAATTTCTCCGAAAATGAGAACTTATGTTGCTATGATTGTTCGTGGTGAAGAAGACCAGGGTGTTAGATTCTACGGAATGGGTAAAACCGTTTACGAAGAAATACTAAAAATTATGGATGACCCGGATTATGGAAACATTTTTGACCCTCACACTGGAACAGACTTGGTAATTACTTACCAAACACCAGAAGAAGTTGGTAATGATTATGGTAAGACTTCAATTCGAGCAAAAAGAAATACTTCAAGACTATCAGAGTCAGATGAAGGAATTGAAAACTTGCTCAACAATCAAAAACCAATCACAGACATTTATAAGGAATTACCTTATGATGATATAGCTACTATCCTAAAAGAATGGTTGAATAAGGATGACGAAGAGGAAGAAGCTCCAGCAAAACCGGCTGCTAAACAACCTGAAGGTAGTTCAAAGAAACCTACAGAAAAAGTTGATGCAGATGTTGTTGGAAAAGCCGATGAAGCTTTCACTAAGTTGTTCAATAAACCAAACGAAAAAAAATAGGAGAAATTAATGGCTAAATCAAAAAGTAAAAGTGAGAAGTCACCACAGAAAGTTGTATCATCTTCTAAAGGCGAGCAAAGAGATAAGCTCATCGATAAAGTTTATGATTTAATTAATAGTGGAGATGCTCAAGCATACTTCTTGGACCAAGCCGAATTATCCCCGTCAGATATCGTCGATTGGATTTCCACTGGAGACCCAATCCTCGATATTTATATCAGTAATAGAGTTAATGGTGGTATACCAGTTGGTAGAATAACCGAAATAAATGGTTTAGAGTCATCTGGTAAATCACTTTTAATTGGACACATCTTAAAAGAAACCCAGAAAAAAGGTGGAATAGCAGTACTAATTGATACTGAGTTTTCTGTTGACAGAAACTTTTTAGCAGCAATTGGTGTAGATTTAAGTAAGTTGGTTTATGTTCCAACAAACTTAATTGAAAATGCATTTCAAATTATTGAAAATATAATTGAGACAGTTCGTAAAGAAAATAGTGATAGGTTAATTACTGTTGCTGTCGACTCAGTTATGGGTGCTACAGATGAAACTGAAAATGAGGGTGATTGGGCGAAGGCAGGTTATGCTACTCAGAAAGCTATCATCTTAAGTAGAGCAATGAGAAAAATAACAGAACGAATTGCTAAACAAAGAATAGCACTTATATTTACCAATCAATTAAGAACAAAAATTGGTGTTATGTTTGGAGACCCTTGGACAACAAGTGGT